TCTGGAGAAGCCCGACGGGCAGACCCCGTTCTCGGCGTGGCTGGCCAAATGGGTGTACGACATTTTGGCCTACGACGCCGGCTGCCTGTACCGGCTCCGTAACCGCCGCGGCGACGCCATCGGCCTGCGCGTCGTCGACGGAACGACCGTCGCACCGCTCCTCGACTACTGGGGCAGCAGCCCCGAACCGCCGGCCGAAGCGTACGTGCAGTACGTGCAGGGCCTGCCGTGGAACTGGCTCACCCGCGACGACCTCATCTATGAGCCGTTCCGGCCCCGTGCGAACAGTCCGTACGGCACGGCGCCCCTCGAGTCGATCCTGCTCAACGCCAACACGGACCTGCGGTTCCAGGCGTACTTCCTGCAGCGGTTCACCGAGGGCAACATCCCCGCCGCGTTCGCTTCGGCGCCCGAGTCGTGGACGCCGCAGCAGATCGAGCAGTTCCAGGAGTACTGGGACGCCATGCTCCTCGGCGACCAGGCCGTCAAAAGCCAGGTCAAGTGGATGCCCGGCGGCAGCAGCATCGCCTGGTCCAACGAGACGGACTTCCAGGACCACTTCAGCCTGTTCCTCATGAGGAAGACGGCGGCCGCGTACCACGTCGTCCCCGCCGACTTGGGGTTCACCGAGTCCGTCAACAAGAGCTCCGGGGAGACCCAGGGCGATGTCCAGCACCGTGTCGGCGACCTGCCACTCGTCGCCCACCTGCAGGGCATCCTGACGCACTTCCTCCGCGACGACCTCCACCTCCCGATCGAGTTCGCTTTCGACACAGGGCAGGAGAAGGACGACCGCCTCCAGGAGGCGCAGGCCTGGCAGATCTACGTCGAGACCGGCGCCGCCTCAGCTGACGAAATGCGCGAGAAGCTCCTCGGCCTGCCCGGCGACCCCCGCCGGCCCACCCCAAGGTTCTTCTCCACCACCCGCCTCGGCCCAGTGCCGCTCCTCGCGATCGAGGGCGTTGCGGGCAAGGTCGACCCGGAAACGTTCGGCCCGTCCGAGGACCAGCCGGTCCTCTACCAGCCGTTCGTACCCCCGCCAGGAGTCGTGCCCGCCGCGGGCACCACCGACGCCAAGGCATCGTCGGCCGCGGAGGACGCCTACCAGGTCCACGTCCGCGACCAACTGCAGGCGGAAAACCCCACCGGGGACGACGTCACCAAGGACGGCGCACCCGCCGCCGCACCCACAGCCGGGATCACTGCGGACACCGGGATCACCTCCTACGACCTCATCGGCCACCACGACGACGAGGACGACGAGGCGGGCAAGGAAGAACGGGAGCAGCTCGTCAAGAGCGAGTTGGCCGCGTTCCGCTCCTTCCGCAAGGCCCGCCGCCGTGCCGGACAGTGGCGGGACTTCGAGTTCCGGCACGTCGACCCGGCACAGGGCCGCCGCCTCAACCAGGCCGGGCGCGCCCAGGTCCGCAAGGACGCCGGCGAGATCGCCGTGGCAGGTCTGGCTGTCCGGGCCGCCGATACCGGCCGCGTCCTCATGCTGCAGCGCGCCCTCGACGACGAGGACCCGGCAGCAGGCTGCTGGGAATTCCCCGGAGGCCACCTGGAAGGCGACGAAACCCCGTTGCAGGGCGCCTGGCGGGAGTGGGCCGAGGAAACCGGCTGCATCCCCCCACCCGGGGAGAAGACCGGTTCGTGGACCAGCCCCAATGGCATCTACCAGGGCATCGTGTGGACCGTCCCGTCCGAGAACTGCGTACCGGTGGGCGGCAGCAGGGACACGGTCACCAACCCGGACGACCCGGACGGCGACCAGGTGGAGGCCATCGCCTGGTGGGACCCGACCCAACTCGCCGGGAACCCGGCCGTGCGGCCCGAACTCCTCGAAGCCATCGAGGACGTCATGGCCGCACTCGGCTGCGAGCCCGTCGAGAAGGCCGAAGACGACAGCGAGGACGGTGACGACACCGGCCCAAAAGGCGATGACCCGGCGGGGGACTGGCCGGGCTGGGAGCATGACGAGCGGACCGCCCGCCACTGGGCGCCGCTAATCGCCGCAGCCACCGCCGGTGCACTCACCGCCCGACAGGCCAAGCGGATCGTCCACGCCTACCGGGACAGCCCCATCGCGGAGGGCGGCCAGGACCGCCGCGCCCTGGTCGCCGCAGTGGCCGCTTGGCTTGGCGCCCAGGGCATCGACCCGTCCGGGCCGGTCGCCGATCAACTGACCGGCCTGTACACCGACGGCTACCTGATCGGCGCGGCATCCGCCCACGCTGTCATGGACGGCACACGGGTGGAGCTCGGCGACTGGACGCCCGGAGACACCGACACGGCCCGGTCACGGATCGACGAGATCGGGCAAGCCTTCGGCCTCGCCATCCTGATCGAGACCGCCGGAGAGGCAGCCCGCGCCATCACGGACGGCGCGCTGAAGGGCCTCGCACGAGCCCTCATCGACGGCACGACCGCCGAAGACTCCGAAGAGGACGTCGCAGCAGCACTCAACGAGACGCTCACCGACCTCGACTTCGCTACCGCCACAGCAGTCACCGAGATCACCCGGGCATCCGGCCTCGGAGCGTTGGACGCCTACCAGCAGCAACAAGTCCGCATGGGCCGCTGGGCGGTCGACCCGGGCAGCAAGGTCTGCCCGCTCTGCCTCGGCAACGCCGCCGCCGGCCCCGTCCCGATCGGCCAGCAATATCCGTCCGGAGACGTCTCCGCGCCGATTCACCCGCGCTGCAGGTGCAGCGTCGTTCCTGCCTAGGAGGTGCCCATGCCTGAACCTGAGTCCCGGTTCGTCCTCGGCCTGGCGTATCAGGCCGGGCGCGATCCCCGCATCGCGAAAGGCGCGGACGGCGGCCGCGACTTCTTCACAGCCGAAGAGTTGGAAAAGGCCTGCTGGTCCTTCCTGCCCGGCGGCGGCGAGGTCGGGCTGTTTCACGCGGACGGCACCGTCGGCCATATGACCGTCACCGAGAACAGCATCTACCGGGGCCCCGACTGGGAGCAGCCCGACGGCACGGTCATCAAGGCCGGCGACTGGCTCATCGGCGGCATCTGCGACGAGACCGCCTGGGAGCTCGTCAAGTCCGGGAAGGTCACCGGCTTCAGCCCGCAGGGCGTGGCGAGGCGTATCCGACCGAGGAGTGAGACATGACGGACGTACTCGGCGACGACACCGAGTTCACCGAGCTGGTAGACGCTGACGTCCCCAGAGTGGACCTCGTCGAAAGGCCGGCGAATGGTTCTGGAGGCTTCCTGCTGATGAAGCAGGACGCGAATGCGGGCCTGCTGGACCCGGCGTTCGTCCGCGAGCTGGTGGGCAAGCCCGAGCCCGTAGAGAAGACGTCCGAGGAGCAGGTGACGATGAGCGGCAGCCCCGGCGCCATCGCCCGCCTCATCCACGAAGCCGCCCAACGCCAGGTCGCCAAGGCCAAGTACGACACCGACGACCGCAAGCACATGGCCGGCCACGAAGCCATGGACGACGGCTCGTATCCCATCGCCGACCGTGAGGACCTCGAGAACGCGATCCACGCCGTCGGCCGCGGCGGCGCCAACCACGACGCGATCCGCCGGCACATCGAAACCCGCGCAAGGGCGCTCGGCGCCACCAGCATGATCCCCGACAACTGGGCGGCCGACGGCAGCCTGACAAAGGAGAGCGCCGTGGCCGACGACGTCGACATGGACCCGATGACCATCATGGCCGAGCCCGACAGCGGGACGCCCGGCAACCCCACCACCCCCGGCTCTCCCGCCTGGGAAGCGATCGACGCCGCGACCGCCCGCAAGTGGACCGGGATCCTCGCCCGCGCCCGCGCCGCCGTCGACCTGCTGTCCGACCGGGAAATGATGGAAGCCGCCTCCGGCGCCGACCCCGACGACGCCGGGCAGGCCTACGACCTGCAAGACGCCTGCTGCGCCATCGACTACGCCATCTCCGTCCTCGCCCCCTTCGCGGTGTCCGAGCAGGCCGAAGCGGACTGCGGCGAAGAGATGGCCGCCGTCGGCAAGGCCCTCGCCGACTTTGACCCGGCCGAGCTCGACACCATCGAAGCCCTCGGCATCGTCGCCAAGGCCGGCCGTGTCCTGTCCACCGCCAACGAGGCAGCGATCCGCGGCGCCGTCGAGTCCCTGCAGAAGGTCCTCGCATCCCTGCCGCAGGCCCCCACCACCGAAGAGGAGAGCGGCCGGCCGGTCGCCAAGGAAGCATCCGAGGAGACCGGAATGCCGCACACCGAACCGTCCGCCGACGCTGTCACCGACGCCGGCGAGACCCCGACCATGGACACCCCGGACGTCGTCGGCAAGGCCGACGGCGAGAAGGAGATGGTCGCCGTCTACGACAAGAACGGCAACCTCGTCGGGATCTGCGACCCGGAGAAGATCACCCGCATCGCCGGAGCCGAATCCGACGACGACAGCGGCAGCAAGGACGACGCCCCCGCGGACGACGGTGGCACCTCCGACGCCGCCGGCGAGGCCGCCCCCGAGACCCCCGACCTCGAGCCCGCACCCGCAGGCGAGGTCGGAACCCCCGCCGACGCCGCACCCAGCGACGACGACGTGACCAAGTCCGACAATGAGCAGCAGAGCAACACCACCTCGGAAGAGGTGCTCAAGAGCAGCCTCCTGGCTGCGGTCGAAGAGGTCGTCAAGACCCACAGCGCCGCCCACACCGAACAGATCGCCAAGACCGGCGATGCGGTGCTGGAGCTGGCGGAGATGGTCGAGACCCTCAAGGGCCGCCTGCAGGTGCTGGAAGAGCAGCCCGCCGAGCCGAAGGTGTTCACCAACGGAGCCGTCCCGCCGCGCGAAATGCTCCGCGGACAGGACCGAGGCGCCCCCGCCAGCGTCGATGTGGCCAAGGCCCAGCAGATGAAGAAGGGCCTGTACGGCGCGGCCGACGCGACCGAGCAGAACCGCATCGCCACCGACATGCAGACGGCCGCCATCGAAGCGCTCCAGGCGATCCACCAGCGGCGCGCCCAGTAGCCGCCCCTCTCTTCCACACCCCCAAGCCCCCGAGACGCCCAGCGCGCCGGGGGCTTTGCCATGCCCAGGAGGCATCCCATGAGCAACCCCCTGCAGAACGTCACCGAGGAAACCCTCGCGGCCATCACCAAGGCCCAGACCACCGGCATCCTCGAGACCACCGGCATCTACAGCTACGACCTGTCCGAGCTCGTCACCCTCATCCCGGTCGTCACCCCCTTCCGTGACGTCGTCGCCCGCAAGCAGTCCCCCGACGGCAACCCCTACGCCGTGTGGCGCGCCATCCTCAACCTGACGAACTCCCAGCCCGACCCGGCCATCGGCTTCGACTACGCCGGCTCCGAGGTCGTCTTCCAGGAGCAGGACTTCCAGGCCCGCTACAAGCCCCTCGCGTACGCCGGCCTCGTCACCCAGGACGCCTACGACCTGGCCAAGGGCTACGGCGACCCCTACGCCATCTCGACGTTCAACGTCCTGAACCAGCTGCTCATCGCCGAGGACCGCAAGCTCCTCGGCGCGCAGAGCTTCGCCCTGGCCCGGCCCGCCGCCCCGTCCCTCACCCAGGCCGCGACCGGCGGCACCATCGGCGCGACCACCGTGTACGTCGGCGTCGCCGCCCGTACCGGCTCCGGCTACTACTACGGCTCCGGCAACTCCCAGGGCAACAACGCGTCCACGACGTTCGCGTCCGGCTCCACCAACAGCCTCACCGCCACCGTCACCGCCGTGCGCGGCGCGGTCTGCTACGACTGGTTCCAGTCCGCGGACGGGTCGACCTGGTACTACTACACGACCACCACGGTCAACACGGTCAAGATGACCAAGACCATCAACGCCAACCAGTCGCTGCCGTCCGGCACCTCGGTCCCGGACCTGACCAGCAACTGGAAGGGCTCCGCAAACACCGTCCCCACCATCAACACCAGCGCCGACAACGGCAGCGCCAACGCGGGCGACTACGACGGCTTCCTGGCGTCGCTGTCCGGCGACTACAACGGCTCCGGCCAGTGGGGAACCCCCGGCTCCGGCACCGCCAACCCGTCCGTGTTCAACAGCCTCGACGGCGCCGCGCTCACCCTGTCCGGCGGCAGCGTCACCGAGATCGAGAACCTGCTGTTCCTGCCGCTGTGGCAGCAGGTCAAGTGCTCCCCGACCGCGCTGATGATGAACGCGGCGCAGGCCCAGGAGATCGCCAACCTCGTCCTCGGCTCCAACGCCGCGACGACCTTCCTCACCACCGACTCCTCTGGCCGTATCTCCACCACGGCGGGCGGCCGGGTCGGCGAGATCGTCAACGCCCCGGCCGGCGGCGTGACCGTCCCGATCGAGGTCCACACCTCCCTGCCCCCGGGCACGATCATCGCCCGCACCGACCGCGTTCCGTTCCCGCAGGCGAACATCAGCTCGGTGCTCGAGTGCCGCACTCTCCGCGACACCGCCCAGTTCGACTACGGCATCTCACGCGTGGCCAACACCGCGGGTGGCGGGCCGCGGAAGGAATTCGAGATCAGGACGGTGTCTGCCCTGGTCAACCGGGCTCCCGTAGCCATGGCGGTTCTTTCGAACTGCGCCTGATCCCGTCTGCAGGACTGGTGTCCCGCGGAGGTTCGACTCTGATCTCCGCGGGACACCGCCGCCACCCTCACCTAGGAGAAACCGATGCGCCTCTACTCGCGCGCGGGCGCCATCGCCCACGACGACCCCGAATACGGGCACTTCGAACCCGGCCCCGACGGCGGCTTCGACTTCCCCGACGACCTCTCCGACCGACTCCACGGCTTCTGCTTCGGCGGGCAGCCGATGTGGGAGACCGATGTCGAACGCCAGCAGCGCCTCATCGGCGAGGAACTGGAGCGCCGCAAGGACCCGGCAACGCTCCTCAGCGCCGTCGAGCAGCTGGTCAAGGCAGCCCAGGAAACACAGTCCGCCCCGGAGCCGGCCAAGGCCCCGGCGAAGCGGGCTTCCAAGCGGGCGGCCTCCGCGCCGGGCGACTGAGCTAAGAGCCCAGCAGTCGCGCTTTGGCGGCCGCGAACTCCTCCGCCGACAGGACGCCCTGCTGGTGGAGAGTGTTGAGCTTCACCAGCTGGTCGGCCAACGGCTCAGCCGCGGGTGAGGCCGCCGCCGGCGCGTGCCGGGCGGTGATCGCGGCTTCGACCGCAGCACGCAGCTCCTCGAACCGGGGCTGCTGCTTGCTGTTGAAGGACACCGCGTGCGGGTCGCGGCGGGCATCGGCCCGCTGGCTGTCGCCCATGGACTTCGCGGTGATCGCCCCGGGCACGGTGAACTGGATGTAGCCGCCGAGCATTCCGGCCGACTTCCATCTGACGGCGCTGATCTGCGAGACATGCAGGCGGGTCTCGCCCTTGCCGACCGGGCTCATCAGCCCTCGCTTGATGGTGACGTACTCGCCGTCGAACGTCGCGGTCACAGCAAACGCGCTGGCTTCGATCATGATGCCCCCCTAGGTGCTGATCGTCGCCGCATCGTAGAGCCCTCCACGGCGGCGGCAACAGTCGAACGGGAAACGATCGCGGACCTTGCGAGGGGGTGAGCCGTAATGGCGCTGGGCACCCCGTACGTGACCCCGGCGATGATCACGAATGCTCCTACCGGCGTGAGCTGGAGCATCATCCCGATGCCCAAGGCGGACACGGCGTCTCAACTGGCCGAGCAGACGAACATCTGCTGGCGGGCCACGAGCATGGTCGACACCTACGTGAACCAGGTACTGCGGGCGACCGTCGACAATGAGTATCTGACCGGCCCCGGCGCCCCCCGAGTTGGGATCCAGCAAGGCACTGGCAATGGGCTGCTCGTGATGCGCCGCTGGCCCGTGACCGACGTTCTGGCGGTCCAGACGTCGCAGAACCGGGCCTTCCCCCGCACCTGGTCGACGGTCCCGGCCGGCGACTACGAGGTGGAGCATCCGCTTCTCAACGAGTTCACGGACACCGCGTCCGCGACCGGCCCGGACGGCGGATCATCAATCCTGGTGGCGCCTGGGCACATCGTCGACTGGTACGGCCGGAACGGGCTGCGAGTCCTCGTCTCGTACACGAACGGCTGGCCGCACACCTCGCTCACGCAGGCCGCGACTGTGGGGGACACGGTGCTGCACGTCGACGACGTCACCGGCTGGACCGGCGCGTCCGGGTTCGCCTACGACGGCGCCCAGACGGAAACCGTCGCCGTTTCGTCCGTGGCTGCGGCGACGCCGCTCGCCCTGCCGAACGGGGTGGGGACGGCGCAGACCGGACCAGGCACGATTACCCTGTCGTCGCCGCTCGCCTACGCGCACGCGGTCGGGACGGTCGTCTCCGCGCTCCCGGCGAACGTCCTGTGGGCCACCGTGCTGGCCGCAGCGACGCAGGCCCTCGAGTCGGGGATCACCTCGGTGTCCATCCAGAACATCAGCGGCTCGCAGACGACCGGCGGGCACGGAGTCTCCGACCTGGAAGACCAGTACAAGGAGCTCCTCGATCCGTACAAGCGGGTGATCTGAGTGCCCCTGAACTCGGTCCAGCACTTCGTTGTTGGCCTGCTGGATGGCCTGGCGATTCCCGGGAGCAGTCAGACGCTGGAGGCGTACATCACGCCGCCCACCGTCGACGAACTGGACAACCCGAAGGCGTACGTGTGGGGTGGCCGACTGCGCGGCACGCGGCAGTCGATGCCTCGCGGACAGGGCTTCAAGCGGCTGAACTGGTCGGTGGACGTGTGGCTGACCTACGAGACCAACCCGGACTCGCCGACGGTCGACGAGGAGTTCCCCCTCATCGTCGACGCGGTGATGAACAAGGTATGGACGACCCCGCTCAACGACACGTTCATCACCGACCCCACCACCGGGGTCCGCTCCCAGATCCTCGCAATCGGTGAGGACTTCGACTTCGAGTACCCGCCCGAACGTGTCCCGGCGACGCTGCGGATGCTGTACTACACCGCCCGCCTGGGCCTGAACGTGTACGAGGCGGTGCAGGGATGAGCGACCTGACGAGGATCATGCTGCCGGGCGGCTGCCGTGGCGTTGACATGGCCACCGGCCAGTACACGTCCCGTCCTGGCGACACCATCACGGTCAGCAAGGGAAACGCCGACCTCATCCGCCAGCGTGCCGCCACGGTGCGCCGCGGCGAGCAGTTTGCGTTCGGTACCCGCCGCGGCCGCGCCTGCACCCCGTGTCGGCGCGTGTGGAACGCCTGGAACGAGGTCTGCCCCAAGTGCGGCGAACCGACTGAGGAGGTGGCTGGTGGCGAGCACCTTCAACATCACCGGTGACGTCGCCGGCGCAACTCGCAGGGTCCGCGGTGTGGAGTGGACGGCCAGGGCCGGATTCTGGGCCGACGCCATCGGCCCCCGCCTCGCCGACCGCATCAAGCAGGAAGCGCCGGTCGGGCAGGGACCGAACGCGGGCCGCCTCCGCGACGCGACCCGCTGGCAGCGCCGCACCATGCCAGGCATGGTCCGCCTCGAGTTCCGCGCCGCGAACGTCCCGTACGTGCCGTACGTCCTCAAGCCGACGAAGCCGCACGACATCGTCCCGCGCAACGCGAGGGTCCTCGCCTGGAACTCCCCGGACGGCCCGCATTTCGCCCGCCGCGTCCACCACCCGGGCACGCGCGGCAACGACTACCCGGCCCGCGCCTACCAGGCGATGCGCCCCGAGATCATCGCCGCTTTCCGTCGAGCCTTCGAAAGGTAGACCCGTGGCCGACACCACCACCAGCACCGGCAGCGAGCAGCAGGACAAGCCCCGCCGCGCCAAGGCCGCCGCTCCAGTAGAGCAGGCCGCCATCCCCGAGAAAACGGCCGCGGTGGAGACCCTCCAGGACGCAAGTGCCCCAGCCGACGAGCCGACGGCTGGCGGATGGCTGCGCTACGACGGTCAGACGCCGCAGGTGTTCATGGACCTCGGCGGTGAGATCAACCCCGGCGACCTGGTCCGCCCCCGTGACGAGAGTCTCCGCGTCGGCCTCCTCGCCCGCGGCGACTTCGAGCCCGCCCAGCCGCCCGCGCCCGACAGCGCGCGCACCGCCCGCTAACCCCGACCCCACCATCCCTGACCTGACCTCTTTGGAGGCGTGCCGTGCCCACGACCGTTGTTGAGCGCTGGGGCTCCCTTTCTGCCACCGGCCTGGCCGTCGAACCTGGGTTCGGCACGGCCACCGTTCCCAGCACCTTCCTGCCCATGACGGGCAACGCCCTCGAACTCGACCCGGGCCTGTTCTCCCCGAAGGTCATGTTCGGGCAGCGCGACGTGAACACGTTCCCCCTGTACGGGCAGTTCAAGAACGCCGGCAGCATCACCGGGCCGCTGTTCCCGACGAACGCGGCGTCGCTGATCCCGGCGGCCATCGGCCCAGACGCCTCCGCCGGATA